ATCAATCGATTGGACGATAATTTTCACATAGTGAGTCAGGAGATTTTACCTCTCGATGCGTTTTATCTTCCATCGGGTGAATCTTATAAGGTGCCCACTGTTTTTCAAGTATGGGGCAAGAAAGATTATAAAAGAGAAAAGATTAAAACCGAAACAGAACACAAAGACTTCGAGTTTATGAAGTTAAGCCATGGCGGTCTACATCCGACTAAATCATACCTCGAACAATGCCAAGCAGCAGACTTTTGTGTCCAGAGAGTGGGCGTTAAAGCTGGTGAGGTATACAATAACACTGACAAAACGGTATATGGAAAGTATAGAGACTGGAAAAGTCATTATTTTATCAAAGAAAACACAGCGAATGTGCGTTCTAATATGGAATCAATAGATTGGAACTACAACGAGAGTCCCAAATTTGATAACGCTGGAAATCCCAGTATATCTAAACACGAATTAATAAAAGCTTATATTAAAGCAAAGGAAAACAATGGATAAAAACACTAAAGTAGTAATGTTCAGTTCTAAGACTGGCAATTGGGCAACACCCCAAGATTTTTTTGAGAAACTTAATTGGAGATTTGGACCATTTGATCTGGATCCCTGTGCTAGCCCACATAATACCAAGTGTGCTAATTTTTATACTGAAGCGGAGGATGGTCTTAGTAAAGATTGGTCTGGCCACACTGCTTTTGTTAACCCACCGTATGGAAGAGGTATTGACAAATGGATTAAAAAAGCATACGAAGATTCGCAAAAACCAGATACAAAAGTTGTGATGCTAATTCCAGCAAGAACAGATACTAAATATTGGCAAGACTATGTTATGAAGGCTTCAGAAATTCACTTTGTCAGAGGTCGACTAAAGTTCGGCGACAGCGTTAATCCTGCACCTTTTCCCTCCGCAGTCATTGTGTTTGACGGAAAGGGAGAGCTTTGGCGAGTCGAAGGGATTAACAGGTAGGATATATTATGACTGAAGAAGGATTAAATGCTTCCATATTGCGACTACAATCATTTGTGGTTGAAACGTATGGAATCATTAAAGACATTTATAGAAGAGAGCAGCAAGAAGGCGATGTAGACAAGATTGCTCAATTAAGTATGAAGTTAGCCAACTATGAAGGTGCTCTCTTAACGCTTAGAGGCTACAAGCAGGATATAATTAATTCTACTCAAGCGCCTGAAGAAGAGGCCGTGGAACAGCCAGAAGAACAAACTATCATTGATGAAAAGTATTTAGAAGAAAACTCTAAAACATTCAGAAATTCACAAGAACACCAAAAGAAGAAGAGGAAAAAGAAATGAATCGCCAACAACGCCGCTCTATGAAGAAGCAAGTCGGTAAAAAAGCTACAGATGAAATGTCTAGTCAAGTTGCTCTTTTTGGTAAACTGCCTGAATCATGCAATGCATGTAACAAAGAGTTTGATAAAAAGGATAAAGATATGGTGCAGTCATGGAGTGTGGTGGTAAAACAGGAAATCGTTAGACTCTTTTGTCCTGACTGTATCGAAAAAACCAAGGAGGTCCTCGATGAGCGTGAGTCGTCTATCATCAGTAGCACTTAAAAAAATATTATCTGGAGAAGTTAAAGAAGACGCCACTTGTGTAATTAAATTTTACTCTAACGGCTGTCACTTATGTCATAACCTTAAAGATTATTATGAAGAATTATCAAATAATGATGAATACGGTGATATACATTTTTTTGCATTTAATGTTGACAATGATCCTAAGATTGAGAAAAGGTTGAAGTTTAACGGGGTTCCTACTATCTCTGTTATAAAAACATCCACCGGTGAGGCAACACCAACTGTAAGGATTCTGAGAGATCCGGATAAACCCAACGAACAAACTTGGTATAAAGTCTCAGATATTCGTAAATTCATAAAGGAGAATAAATAATGTCGTTCACTACTTCACGAGACAATCTTTCATATGATGATGTTCTGATTGTTCCAAAATATTCTGATATTCGTAGTAGATCTGAAGTATCCACAAAAACAGATCTTGGTAATGGTTTAGTTTTAGACTTGCCGATCATTGCCTCACCAATGGATACAATTTCTGAAGCTGCCATGGCTGCATGCTTAGGCAATGCAGGAGGCGCCGCTATTATTCACCGCTATAACGGTATTGAAATGCAAGCCCGCATGGCACAGATTGCAATTGATGTAGCTGATAAGAATATTAATATCGGCGCCGCCGTGGGAATCTCTGGCGACTTTATTGAGAGGGCCCTGACTCTTATTGAATCAGGCGCGACTTTCTTATGCGTTGATGTCGCCCATGGGCATCACATCCTCATGAAGGAAGCTATTGAGAAAATTAGGTATGCAGTTGGCGATGGAGTTCATTTGATGGCCGGCAACATCGCTACCCTTGAGGGTATCAATGACTTAGCAGACTGGGGCGCTGACTCCATTCGTTGCAACATTGGCGGTGGCTCCATTTGTTCCACTAGAGTCCAAACAGGCCATGGCGTTCCGGGCCTTCAAACCATTATTGAGTGCACTAAGACTGATCGTGATGTTGCTATTATCGCCGATGGCGGTATCAGAAACTCTGGTGATATGGTAAAAGCTTTTGCTTGTGGCGCTGACGCTGTAATGTGCGGATCCTTACTGGCTGGTACCGATGAATCACCCGGCAAGGTTACGGAAGATACAGATGGAACCAGATGGAAGACTTATCGTGGTATGGCCTCCAAAGAAGCCCAAGTAAACTGGAGAGGTAACTACTCTTCATATGAAGGTGTGTCAGCTAGAGTTCCTTACCGCGGCTCGGTTGTTAAAATTTTAGAGGACCTTGAGAGAGGTATCCGGTCAGGGTTTTCATACAGTGGAGCTAGAAGCTTGACAGAATTTCAGTCTGTCGCTGAATTGATTAAGCAAACTACCGCAGGTATGGGCGAGAGCCGGACCCACATACTGGGGAGAAAATGGTGAGCGATAATACAAAATATGGAAAGAATGATAAAAGGATTGTGTTCACCGATACAGATCATAGGCATGCTCAACTTTTAGTGAGACTAAGAACCGATGGTATGAAACAATCTCAATTTTTCCGAAGTCTTATTACGGGATACATTAATCAAGATGAAAGAATTGTTAGTTTTTTTGATGAAATTAAAGACCAATCAATAAAAAGAAAAGACAAATCTAATAAATTAAGAAAATCTGGAAAAGAATTAATTAATTCAACTGGCTTTTCTAATGATCAAATAGATAATATCTTTGATATGATTGCGGAGGAACACCCCGAGTTATGAATTTTGACGGATTAAGGCCATGCTCTAGAAAGTGTATTGAACTAGACATAGAGTGCCCAGTAAAGGAATGCAGGATGTGGATTGACTTTTCTTCGGAAAAAAATTGCACACTTATTTCTGTAAATGAAAATGATTCAATGACTCTTCGAGAAATAGGAGATAGGCTTGGTATTTCATTTGCTAGAGTTAAACAGATAGAGCAAAAAGCTCTTATAAAGATACGCCGTTTGGGCGTGGAGTGGTAATTTTATTAGTTTTTGTAAAAATGAAGACTATTTATTACTGACTTATTTTGATGCCAAAATTGGAAATTAGCTAATTTTAAAGGAGAACTAAAATGGCTCGCAAAACACTTTTAACCGAATCGGAACTTCGTAGCTTCATGAAGCTTGCGGAACTTAGACCCATCGGTGATGATAGAATTAAAGAAATGTATGGTCAAGAAGACGATACATTGGATGAAGAAGAAGACGAAGAAATGCAAATGGATGTGGAACTTGGGGATGCACCCGAGGCACCTCCAGAAGAAGATGCCCTTGGTGATCTAGACGATACGCCAGAAATGGACATGGATCTGGGCGCCGCAGACGCTGGTGCAAGAATGGTCTCAGTCGAAGACTTCATGGGTGCTCTTGAATCCGCACTTGAAGACGTCTTAGATGACGAAGTTGAAGTCGATATGGATGACGACGATGCTGAGATGGACCTTGATGGCGAAGATGAACCCGGTGGCTTGGAAATGGACGCCGCAGTCGATGCTATGGGTGATGCACCTGACGAGGAACCCATGATGGAAGAAGAAGAAATGGTCAACGAGATTGCACGCAGAGTTGCTGCTCGTCTTCAAGCCAAAAATGATAAAGCAGAAATGGTTGACCAACTCGCAGAAAGAATTTTAAACAGATTAACATCAAAATAGTTGACAAAACTTTGTGAGTCGTTATAATAACCATTAGCAGTAATGCTAGTGGTTATTTATTTTAGGGAGTAGTAATGGGTCCTTGGTGGCTTTATACACTTGTTTTTTTATTTGGGTATGTAACTTGTCAAACATTTTATTTTCTTAGATCAGCAAGAGTTTCATTAAAACTAATGAAATCAAGTAGAGTTATCTACTTATTGATGATGGCGAAAGCGATGGAAAAATATAAAATCGCAGAAGAAGTTATGATTATGAATCTGAGAGAATCCAATAAGGATGAAAAAATTATTGATGCTTTTAAAAATAGCATCGAGAATGAAAGACAGAGTTTTAAAGAAAGAAGTGTATCGTGGGTTATTGACAACACACCTGATACATTTCGTGATATAGTTGGTTTTACTGACTGGGATTCAGCCATGAAATTTCTCGTCCTCCATCGTGATGAAGCATTTAAATTTTGGAGAATAAATGATGATTGATAAAATACTAGATATGATAGGCGCCGGTAGCAAAACAAGCGCCGCCGAAAAAAAGCTCCTTGAAAAAGAGCTAGAAAAGATTTTGTCCGGACCCCCACAACCTGACTTACGTGTTATTGGACTGTTCTCCGATGTTTCAGATGATAAAATCGCAGAACTGATTCATGCTTTAATTTACCTTGATGAGATTAATAGGATTTCTGATGAAGAGAGACCCGTGGAGTTTTATATTTCCACCTACGGTGGTTCAGCGGACGATATGTTTGGAATGTATGACGTCATGCGCGTAATTCGAGAGCGCACACCTATTCAGACTATTGGCTTGGGCAAGGTTATGTCTGCGGGTGTTCTCTTGTTGGCCGCTGGCACAAAGGGCAAAAGATGTATTGGTAAGAATTGCAGAGTAATGGTCCACTCAGTTATTGGTGGTAGTCATGGTCCGCTACATAATCTTATCAATGAAATGGATGCTATCGAGCAGATACAAAAAATGTATAGTGATGCATTGATAGCAGAAACTAACATGACAAAGAAAGATTTAAAAAAGCTGCTGGAGAAGAAAGTAAATGTTTACCTATCAGCAGAAGAAGCGGTCGAGTTAGGAATCGCAGACATTATTATTTAAGGAGTTAGAAGTGTCAGATTATTTAAAAGATATGTTTATCGAGGTGCGAGAAAAGACAAAGCAAGCCTCACCATTAAATGAATTGGAACAGATCATTGATAGTGTTACCAAGGTCATCTATGATAAAGCTATTGTGTCCGAAAAGAAATCACAAGATTTAACGTTTAAGCTTTCTATGATCCCTGAAATCGAAGTTTCAGAATTAGGCTGGTCTGATGTGCGCACCCCCGATGGTGGAGGCGCACCAGTTAAAGGCCGTGAACGTCAGCTTCTTGAGAGTTATTTAGAGAACATACTTGGTGGAGATTCTGCCCGCGGCCTTGATTCGCTGCCTGAACAACTTAATAAACTATCAAATTTTTATAACAATCCTGAACAATATCTTCAATCTGCGGAAACAAGGTCCGCTAAGATTCAACAAGCTGTATCAATGCTCGTTTTCTATAAAACGCTGACAAAAATCATTGCTAATTTCAACGCATCGTCAGCCGGTTTCAGTTTTGAATCTTTCCTAGCAACGCTATTAGATGGTGTTCAGGTGCCCGCCAACACGGGAACAATTGCGGACTTCTATGCTGGTGGCACAGATGGTGAGCCTATCAGTCTTAAACTTTATAATGAAAAGAGCGTAGAGGTTGGAGGTAGTTTTGTTGATCTTGTCGGCGATTTATTAAACGATTCTAAAGACAATAGAATGACATATCTCGTCGTTATGAAAAATCTTAAAGGAGAAGCGGAGAACTTA